GAAAGGCCTCAGATGTATTGTCCCCCTCTGCGTTTTGCAACTGCAGAGTACTACGAAGCTCCCAATTGGAAGACCCACTCCGAGACCGGTATTGTTCTTACAATACTCGTACCTCTTTGTGGAGTACGACATTTGGAGCTTATTCCAGGTTTTGCAAACCTGCTTTTTCCTCAAAGGAAGATAGTGTCGTCAGGCTCAGTTGTACGTAGCTCACCGGGTGCTTATTACCGCAAATCATGGAGTGGTACTAACGACCCACTTCATAAAGCGGAAAACGCATACTCGTGTGATGTTAAACGTACGACTGCGGTCTACTGCCGCTTTACCTCCAAATCCACTGGCTCAATCGAGCGAGAGGGATTCTATGAACCCGGCCACGCAGATAGTTCTCCTGTGTGGTCAGCTAACATGGACCTGGAGTTACTTGGCAAAGTAGTCTCTGGTATCCGCGGGCATGATTTCAATGCCGGGATTGCCGGGGCCGAAAGCCATAAGACTCTTAAGATGATAACCGACACTGCGTCGACTGTTTATACTGCTTGGAAACAAACCAAGCACGGTCGATTTGGTGATGCTGCTAGAACTCTTGGGCGCGTAGCCCAGGGTAATGGTACTCGGAAATCAAAAGTTCAACCGTCGAACTCCCATGACGTATCCGATGCGTGGCTCAGCATGCAATATGGCTGGCTTCCGCTTCTGGGTGACGTTTACGAGGGTGCGAAATTCATCGAGACTAAATTTGGCCCACCACGGACAATCCGCCAAAGGTACACGCGGAACGTTAGGGTGCCCAAATTCGATGACAGAGCCGGAGGTTGGTCAGAGTATGTTGAATGCTCTGCACTACTCTCGAAAGAGATCCGGATTTACTGGGTTGAACAGGTTGGAACAGCACGGTCGCTAGGTTTAACAAACCCGGCGTCTGTGGCATGGGAGGTTGTGCCCTTCTCGTTCGTCATGGATTGGTTTATACCAATCGGTGATTATCTTGACGTACTAGGGGTTATACCTCACTTGAATGGCGCGCAGGCTGCATCAACTTTAGTCAAGTATGTTCATGGGAAACCATGGGCACCACCACCTTGTAAGCTATACAAGGTGCCGATTGACTTGTTGATTCCACATAAAGGCAGTTACTGTTGTTGGACAGCTACAACTCCAGCGACATGGACACTTGTCTCAAATGGCAGCGCAACTTATCACCGCAAACTGATTACCCGGTATACCAAGGGTCCTTTAACAGTACCCAAGCCGGATTTTAAAACGATCAGTGAGGCCCTATCGCTAGGTCACCTCGCCAATGCTGCAGCTTTAATCCACAGCATTACGCGTCGATAAGTAGACACAATCACACTACGAGTACAACTTCGGAGTAAAATCATGTCTGCACAAGCAAACATTGTTGCGTTTGACGGCGCATCCACCCCCGTGTCCCATACCCTCGTTCCAGTTGGCGTTAACAACGACCCGAAAATCGGTATCGTTGCCGTCTGGCGCGAAGCTTTGGCGTCGGTCCCCCTGTATGCAAACATTCAGGCAAAGACCTTCTTCAAGGATCTTAAGAATGGGCGGTCACGAGTGGAAGTTCGTGTTGAAGTTCCCGTCATGGAGTCGGTATCTGGCGCTAACGCGTTCGGATATACCGCAGCCCCTAAAGTCGCGTATACCAACCAAGTTTCTTTTGTTGGTTACTTCAGCGACCGGTCAACCATTGCAGAACGTCGTCTTGCACGTCAGCTCCTCGTCAATATGATGAATAACATCACAACGACAGTTGCTGCGTCAGCGGCGGGCTTTGGCCCGGAACTGCTGGATCAAGGGATAACTGTCAGTTAATGGATAGTTGTCCCTTTGTACGCGCAAAGATCTGGGTTATTCTCATTATTTCAGTGCTAGGTTTCGTCATCGATGTTTTGAAGGCGTTCTTTGCACTTTGAATAACTCAGGTAAAGCCAATACCTCCCTTAAAAGGATGTTGCAATGTTATATCAAATTGACTGGCTTAAGCCGTTGGGGCGAAACGACTCAACAGCATTGACGCGAGAACTTGCGTCTATATCCGCCCTTCGGGGCGGGCCCATAGGCTTGGAAATACTTAGTCTAATTGAGAAAGAAGACTACACAAGCCTTGTTAACTTCCACCTCGATCAGACGGCAATATGGGATGTAAATCATCTCATAAACTGCCGCCAGGCGCTCGCTTTTTACCAAAAGCGGGAAGACCTGGTTCTGGAAGGCGTCGATAAAGAACTCGTCGCGTTTCAGAAGTGGAAGGAAGCTGAAGAACAGTGTGCAATAACGAATAATTTCTTGCGTAGTGTTAGCAACGGATCGGCTAATTTTCTGCCTCCCGTTTGTACGGTAATGTACCGTGCTAAACGTAAAATTGCTCGCATTCTAGGGCGTTGCCCTAGTATTCGTGAACTGCGTCTGTCCTTCGGGCCTGGCGCTACAACAACCGTAGCTAAAAAGGACTGTACCGCACAGATGAAATTGGCGGAGAGTCCATCGTGTAGTGACTTACTTGCAGAGTCGTTGTATATAGCTCCGCTTCTTGAAACCCTTCCACATTATGTGGATTGTCACACGCTGGGAAGCGTGATTGACGAGGGGACCGAGGATCGGTCAGCAGCTGAGTACAGCGTTATTGAGCTTACCATTAGAACAGCTCAACTGCAGTTTGTCCCCAAGAGCGCAAAAACATACCGTGCAATTGACGTCCAACCCACTCTGAATACTCTCTTACAAGGGGGTGTCGGTCGATGGATGGAACGGCGGTTGTTGCGCGCAGGTATCGATATTAGTCAACAAGAACCTAATCAAAAACTTGCCCGTCAGGGCAGTTTAGATGACAGTCTTTCGACCATCGACCTTTCGTCGGCCTCGGATACTATTGCTTTAGAACTTATCAGGTTCCTTATGCCTGATGAGTGGTTCGATTTATTAAGAGCCACCTGCTGCAGTAGTACACTTTACGGTGGATCCGAGTACCACCTCGAGAAATTCTCGAGTATGGGGAGTGGTATCACTTTCCCGCTTGAGACCCTGGTGTTTTGGGCCATTGCTACGTCTGCCTGTGAAGGTATGGCGGAGCAAGTACGTGCCTACGGGGATGACCTCATCGTACCGCGCGAGCGGTTTGATGAAGTAGTGACAGCTCTTACAACGTGCGGCTTCTCAGTTAATCGAGATAAGTCGTTTAAGAGTGGTCCTTTTCGCGAGTCGTGTGGTGCCGATTATTATCTTGGCATCAATGTTCGTCCATTCTACCAAAAAACACGGTGGACTGGCGAAACACTCTTTACAGCACATAATTTCTTCTATAGGCTCTGTGAAACTGAGCATACTGAAGTCATCGTGAATGCTGTGCACCCATTACACCGGATCTATGGGCCTGATGGGTACGGCGATGGCCATCTTCTCAATGAAGATTGGTTCAAAATCCGTACTCGTAAGGCTCTTCGATCTGGTTGGGCAGGAGTGTACTTTCGGACATTTGCACGCCTAGGGAAGAAAAGAGTCTCTCTTTTCCCAGGCGACTATGTCACCCCCTTGTATCTAATTTATACACGCGGGGAGCCATCACAGGACGAACCATCCTCTAGCGTTTTACGCTTTGAGTCTGGTGAGTTCGGTCGGCCCTATTATGATTTGCCAGGGTCCGACTGTTGGCTCGAAAGATTGATATACACACTTAGCGTCTAACAACTTGACGCATCGCTGGAAGCTGAAAAGCACATAGCGTGGGGGAACTTTCTTGTTCCTTAAAACATG